GTTGCGGACCCCTTTGGGGGCGCTCTGGCTGGGGGGGGAGGGCAAAAGTCTGGACCCCCCGCACGTAGACCGCTGTTTGCCCTGAAATTTTTATGTGGTCAAAACTGAGGCATTTTTCACCCCCTAAAACCCATGAGGCGAAGGGGGGATGTTGGCGAGACGTGAAAGGCACAGCGTAAGGCAAGGCGAAGGCTTTGCGAAACCATGACGGAAGCCTTCACGGAACTACGGAAAAAGCCTTTCCGAAAGCCTTTCAGGAAGGCTTGCCGGAAGAGTGAACGAAACCAGAACGCGGAGTTTTGAGGATGGCAGGCAAAGGACAGGGCGGCAGAAAGCCGAAGCCCACGCAACTCAAGGTTGTGCAGGGAACTCTACGCAAGGACCGCATGAACAAGGCGGCACCGACCGTGGATACCGGCGCACCTGAAGCCCCGCGTCTGCTGCCTGAAGCTGCCCGCGTCTACTATGACGATCTTGTTGCCATCCTTGATCCGCTCAAGCTGCTTTCTCCGTCTTACGGTCATATGCTTTCCATGCTGGCGATGCGCCTTATGGAAATTGATGAAGCAACAAAGCTCATCGAAGAGCAAGGGGCTGTCTACGAAAGCAACAGGTGGACAAGAGACGACAACGGGAAAATGTACTGCACCCCCATGAAGAAGGGGAACCCCGCAGTTGCACAGCGCTCCGAAGCCATGCGCCACGCGCAGAGCCTGCTTGCTGAATTTGGCCTTTCGCCCGCTCAGGTGGGCAAGGTGACGGCGTTCAAGGATGAAGCCTCCAAGAGTCCCTTCAGCGCCTTTGCCGGAGGTGGCCGCTAATGGCACGGGCAGAACGCTATCCGCATGTCAACCGGGGTATGAAGTACGCCCGCGATGTGGTTGCGGGGCGTATCAACGTGTGCCGGTTCGTGCGCCTTGCCTGCCAGCGCCACCTTGACGACTTGAAGAAGGCAAAGGCCAAGAGCTACCCCTACCGATACGACAAAGACGCAGGGGAGCGCGTCTGTTTTTTTATTTCACACTTGGTGCATACCAAGGGGGAATGGGCAGGCCGCCGTATTGAGCTTGAGCCGTGGCAGTGTTTTATCCTGACCGTGGTTTTCGGCTGGCTCCGCAAGAAGAACGGATTGCGCCGCTTCCGCGAAGTGTACGAGGAAGTACCCCGCAAAAACGGCAAGTCCATCATTACGGGGGGCGTGGCGCTCTATCTTGGATTTGCGGATGGAGAGCCTGAAGCGGAAGTGTATTGCGGTGCAACATCCCGCGATCAGGCGAACGCTGTTTTCCGTCCTGTTAAGCAGATGGCGGAGAAATCCCCCGGTCTGAAGGATACGCTGGCCCTGACCGTTATGGCTGCCAGTGTTTCCCGTATTGCTGACGGCAGCCGCATAGAGCCGGTTATCGGAAAGCCCGGTGACGGTGCCAGCCCCCACGGGGCTATGCACGACGAATACCACGAGCACCCCACATCAGACCAGTTTGACACCATGAAGACGGGGATGGGCGCACGCCGTCAGCCGCTTCAGTGGACCATTACCACGGCAGGCTTCAATATCGGTGGCCCCTGTTACGTTTACCGTCAGCGCGCCGTTGAAGTATTGGAAGGTACAGTGGCGAATGATGAGTTATTTGCCATCGTTTTCACCATTGATGAAGGTGATGAATGGACTGATTTTGACAATTGGATCAAAGCCAACCCGAATTACGGTGTTTCTGTTTACACCGACTACCTTCGGGGAATGCATCGTGACGCGATGCAAGACCTTTCCAAACAGGGCGCGTTGAAAACCAAGCACCTTAATCTCTGGTGTCAGGCTAAGGCCGCTTGGATGGATATGGACGCATGGAAGGCATGCGCCGTCCCCGGACTAGATAAAGCCATGTTCGCAGGGCGCCCCTGTTATGTGGGCGTGGACCTTGCCAGCAAGATAGACATTTCCGCGCTTGTTTTCCTGTTTCCCCCTCACGGCAATGACCCCAAGTGGTCCTTGTTTGGTGATTGGTTCCTACCCCGTGAAACCGTCGATCTCTACTACAACCAGCATTACCAGACATGGGAACAGCAAGGGCATTTGCACGTCACTGAAGGCGCAGTTGTGGACTATTCCGCAATTGAAGAAGAGCTGCTCGATACTGCACGCCTCGTCACGGTGGAAGAGGCTGCATACGATGCATTCAATGCCACCCAGTTCTCCACGCGTATGCAGGCTGAAGGGATGCCCATGGTCGAGTTCCCGCAGACCGTGGCGAACATGTCTGAGCCTATGAAGGAACTGTATGCGCTGGTGAAGTCCGGAAAGCTACAGCACAACGGCTGTCCCGTGATGACGTGGATGATGGGTAACGTGGTTGCGAAGGAAGATGCGAAGGAAAACATATTTCCCCGCAAGGATGCAGCCAGAAACAAGATTGACGGGCCTGTGGCTGCCATATTCGCGCTTGCCCGCGCCATGGCTTCGGCTCCGGAAGAGCAAAACTTTTTTTCGGAGGTGTGGTAGTGGGCCTTCTCTCCCGCATATTCTCCCGCAAGTCTGCATCTGTCATGGATTCGGCTGCTCTTATGAAAGAGCTGTTCGGAAGCGAGGCACGGTCTGGTGTTGTTGTCTCCACGGCAACCGCGCTGGAGTGCGCCACAGTGCTTGCCTGTGTGCGTGTGATAGCCAACGGGCTTGCACAGGTGCCTTTCAAGCTGCACCGCGTGAATGGGCGGCACAGGGAGGCGGCAACCGGCCATCCTCTTTTCGATCTCATCGATACCGCTCCGAACGACTATCAGACCGCGTTTGAGTTCCGGCAGATGTTGGGGCTGCATCTGGCCCTGACCGGCAATGCACATGTCTGGTTGAACCGTGTTGGCGGGCGCATTGTTGAAATGCTTCCCTATCGTCCCGGAAGTGTGACGGTTACGCGCGCGAAAGATTGGAGCCTACGCTACACCATTACCACTCTGGACGGCGAAAGGGTGGAGGTGCCTGCTTCTGATATGTGGCACCTGCGCTGGCTTTCTTGGGATGGCGTAGCGGGTCTTGATGCCGTGCGGCTGACGCGCGAGGCCATAGGGCTTTCTCTTGCCACAGAGAAGCACGGTGCACGGCTGTTCAAGAACGGCGCTGCCGTTGGTGGTCTGCTTTCAACTGACTCCATACTCACGGAAGAGCAGGTTAAGCGGCTTAAGGAAAATTGGCAGGCGGCACATTCAGGCGACAACACGTTTAAGACTGCCGTGATGTTCGGCGGTATGAAGTTCACCCCTACGGGTAGCCCCAACGATGAAGCACAGTTTCTTGAGACGCGGCGGCATCAGGTTGAAGAGATATGCCGTGGTTACGGCGTCTCTCCCATCATGGTTTTTCACTACGACAAGGCCAGTACCTATGCCAGCGCGGAGCAGATGTTTCTGCAACACGCCGTGCATACGCTTGGCCCTTGGTACGCCTGCATTGAGAAGAGTGCCGCGCGCTGGCTGCTGACTCCTGAAGAACGTGGGCAGGGCTATTACTTCAAGTTCAATGCAAACGGACTGATGCGCGGGGCCGCGCGAGATCGTGCCGAGTTCTACAAGAGCCTCTACAACGTAGGCGCGCTCAGTCCCAACGATATCCGCGAACTTGAAGACATGAACCCCTATGACGGTGGCGATGAATACCGCGTTCCGCTGAACATGGAAGAACCCGGCGCGGAGCCGGAGAAAGGAGAGGATAGCGATGGAAAGGCTTAACTTCGGCTTCTCCGGCATTGAAATCAAGGCCGGTGATGATGCCGCGCCCATGACCTTTTCCGGTTACGGGGCTGTGTTCGGCAATGTGGATGCCTACGGGGACGTGATTGCCAAGGGCGCATTCTCCAAGAGCATTGCCGAGTTCAAAAAGTCCAACGTCTGGCCCGCCATGCTGTCTCAACATGGAGGGTTTGGAATGGGGGCCGATGATGTGACCCCCATCGGCGTTTGGACCGAGATTCGTGAGGATGATCACGGGTTGTACGTTGAAGGCCAGCTTGCGGACACTGTGCGCGGGCGCGAGATGTACGCCTTGATGAAGATGCAGCCTCGTTCCGCCATCAACGGCATGAGCATTGGCTACATAGCCAAGGAATGGACCGCACGCAGCAAGCCAGAAGAGCCCCGCCGCACATTGAACCGCGTTGACCTGATTGAAATTTCCCTTGTGACTTTCCCCGCCAACGGCAAGGCGCGGGTAACAGGGGTGAAAAGTGACGGCAGCACGCCGACGATTCGTGAAGCTGAAAATGCCCTGCGCGAAGCCGGGTTCTCTCGTACACAGGCAAAAGCCATCCTTTCCGGTGGCATGAAGGCCGTACCTCTGCGGGATGCCGAGGCAGGCGATGTTGAAGAACTTGCCGCAGCTTTGCGGCGAAATATCTCCGCCATCAAGGCGTAACGGAGAAGGATATGGAAGAAGTAAAAAGGCTCATTGCCGAGCAGGGCAAGGCGTTTGAAGAGTTCAAGAAAGCCAATGACGAGCGCCTGAAGGCGCTTGCGGAAGGCAAGTCTGTTTCCGAACTGGAAGAGAAGGTGGCAAGCGCCAACAAGGAGCTGGACCGGCTTGGCAAGGCGCTTGAGGAAGTTGCCAAGAAGGCGAACCGTCCCGGCGCTTCCGGCGAAGATGATCAGATTCACGCTGAACACAAGGCCGCATGGGACAAGTATGCGCGTAAGGGGCATGACGCAGGGCTTGCCGATCTGGAAGCCAAGGCCATCAACGTAGGCACGCCCGGTGAAGGCGGCTACGCCATGCCCATTGAGCAGGATCGGGAAATATTGCGCCTGCTGCGCAATGAATCGCCCATGCGTCAGGTGTGCCGCATCATTACTACCGGCTCCGGTGACTACCGCAAGGTTGCCAACACTGGCGGCACTCAGGCCGGTTGGGTTGGTGAAGCTGCCCCCCGCCCTGAAACCGGCACTCCCGGATTTGCCGAGCTGAAGCCTTTCATGGGTGAGATCTATGCGAATCCCGGCGTAACGCAGACGGCTCTTGATGATCTGTTCTTTGACGTGGGCGCGGAAATCTCCACCGATATCGTGGAAGCCTTTGCCGAGCAGGAAGGCGCGGCATTCGTCAGCGGTGATGGCAACAACAAGCCCAAGGGCTTGCTTGCATACCCCAAGGCCGCCACGGATGACCGCACCAGATCTTTCGGCACTATTCAGACCATTGCCAGCGGTGTTGCCGACAACATCGTGGATGCCAATGTGCTTTCCCTGATTTACGGGCTGAAGAAGGGCTACCGCTCCAACGCATCCTTCATGATGAACGGCAATTCCCTGCATGCCTTCAGGAAGATCAAGGACAACAACGGCAACTACATCTGGCAGCCTTCTTTTCAGGCCGGTCAGCCTGCAACCCTCGCGGGCTACGGCGTTGTTGAGAATGAGGACATGCCCGATATCGGCGCGGGTGCAACCCCCATCGCATTCGGTGACTTCAAGCGGGCTTACTACATCGTTGACCGCATTGGCATTCGCACCCTGCGCGATGCCCTGACCAATAAGCCCTATGTCCATTTCTACACGACCAAGCGTGTTGGCGGCATGCTGGCCGATTCCGCAGCTCTCAAGCTGCTGCTTATCGCCGCGTAGTAACCCTGAACGGCGGGGGGCAAGGGCCTCCCGCCGATGCATGGAGGCATTATGCCCAAGGTGAAACTGAATAAGACATTCCGCTACTGGCATAACGGCTGCTGGCCCAAGGACTATGGCCCCGGCGAAGTCGAAGTTGATGATGCTGTGGCTAAGGCCGCACACGACTGCGGCGCGGTTGATGGCAGCTTTGCGGCTTCAATGGGGGCAACTGTCATTACCGGCACCCCCACGACTGAAGAACTGACCGCCATGACGAATGATCAGCTTGTTTCCGAGCTGGAAAAGCGGGGTGTGGACGTGCCTGCCAAGGCCAAGAAGGCCGAACTTGTGGCGCTGCTGCTGGAACATTGGGCCGACCCGGTGAAGGCATAG